CGTAGATAGATATGTAAGGAGTATTAGTGCCTTCAAAACGAGCAACTTCGTTCGAAGCACCGCTTGAAACATGAAGTTTTACTGCGGGTGACGTAGTACCAATACCTACATTGCCGCTGCTGTCGACCACCATACGGTCTGCATTATCTGTGGAGTCATAAAGACGCCAGTCACCAGAACTATCAATGTATTGCAGCCAACTTCTTGTGCCTGTTCTTTCTAAAAGAAAACCAGCAGTGCTGCTAGCAACCTTTAAGCCACTTGTGCCATCAAAGCCATCAGTATTTGTACTCCCCACCAGCAAGTTACCGCTGCTATCGATACGCATACGTTCAGTAGAGGCAGTTTTAAAGCGTACTTGATCCGTTGCATCTAATTGGACATCTCCTCCAGCAACCGTAGAGAACACATTAACTAACGTGCCATCGTAATAAATGCCTCGATTACCAGCATTTGCAAGATCAATAGTGCCACTAGCTGCTGATAAATTAACATCACCTGTGAAGGTGGCGTTGCCTGTGCTACCGCCAAGCGTCAAAAGGTCAGTTGCATTTGAGGCATCAGAGCGTCGGGATGAAAATGTGATCGTTCCATTGAGGGAGGTATTTGGGCCTAAAGAAACGACACGCATATTTCCAGAAGCGTCGTCTATATACCCCGTGCTTGCTCCTGTGATTGTACCAAAAGTTGTCGTTACTTTCAGTGCGTCAAATGTGGAATCGCCAGCCGTTAGATCACCACCAATACTGACATTTCCACCGACATTAAGTGTACCGCCAATTGATGCAGATGTAATAACTGTTAGTGTATTAAATGTACCACTATCAGCAGATACGTCACCTTCAATGATTGCATTGATTGAAGTAATTGCTGCTGCATTTACAGAAGTATTTACTGATACTGTATTAATTCTAGTTTCTAAATCTGTTCCTGCTAGTGTAGCAGCACTAACTATTGTTAGCTGATTTACTGTATATGCTGATACAGATGTAGGAGCAGTTGGTAGATTGGTTAGATTTGAACCATCACCATAAAATGAAACGGCTGATACATTACCACTAAATGAAGCATCAGTACCGCTTACTGTTCCTGTAAGTGTACCACCAGATAATGGTAGATGGTTTGAAATACTTGTTGCTAATGCAGCAGATGTAGCAGCTAACTCAGCACTTGTTGCAAAATCTAAGTTATTAATAACTGTATTAATGCTTGTAATAGCATTAGCATTTGTTGTAATGTTTGTATTACTGTTAGAAATACTTGTTGCAAGTGCTGCTGATACAGTAGCTAGTTCAGCACTAGTTGCAAAATCAAGATTATCAACAACTGTATTAATAGATGTAATAGCTGCTGCATTAACTGATGTTAAAGCCGATACACCTGCAATAACTGTGTTAATACTTGTAATAGCATTAGTATTTGTCGTAATATTTGTATTGCTGTTACCAATACTTGTAGCAAGAGTAGCTGAAAGTGCTACAGCATAATCACTTACTGAAGTAATTCGTGTATTTGCAGTAGCAATGCTTGTTGCTAATGCAGCAGATGTAGCAGCTAGTTCTGCTGAAGTTGCAAAGTTACTTCCATCACCTAAGATAGTATTAATACTTGTAATAGCTGCTGCATTTACACTTGTAAGTGCAGATACATTTGAAATTACAGAATTAATTGAAGTAATCGTTGGTCCTACAAATGATGTAGCACTAACTGTACCACTTACTTGAATACCGTATGGAAAATCTGCATCTTGACCATCTGCTAAAGTAAGCATTGAAAAAGAACCAGTATTTGTTAATTTAATTTCATTACTTTGAACAAATAAACTACCAGTTCCTGTTTCTTTAATTACAGAATTACTACCATTATGAACTATTTGTAAATCATTTCCTGTTCCAAAATTTAATGTAGCATCATCAGGAAAACTAGCTGCACTAACAACTGATAGCTGATTAACTGTATAAGATGGTACAGATGTTGGAACACTAACAAGAATACCTGTTAGATTTGAACCATCACCATAAAATGAAACGGCTGAAACATCCCCTGTAAAAGTACCATATGTTGCTGAAAGAGTTGTTTCAACAGCTAGTCGATATACCCGCAATGAAGATACACTAACAGATGTAAAGCTAAGTGTAGAAGATTTAAGATCAGTTGCTGAAATTGTAATTGCAGTAATATCGTTTACATTTAAGTATCCAATACTTACAGATGTAGCACCAATTTGAAATGCTCTTAAATCTGAAATACTTGCACTAACAGCAGTTAGTCCTGAAATGTCTGCTACGCCACCGCTTACATTATAAGCAGTTGTTGCATTGGCAGCAGATACTGCAAAGGTTGCGCTATCTGCACTTGTAGCAAATGCTGCACTTGAAGCAGACACAGCAAAAGAAGCTTCTCCTGCACTTGCAGCATATGAAGCACTAGATGCAAAAGAAGCACTAGCTGCAAAGTTAGCATTAGTAGCTGAAAGAGCAAATGAAGCATTTGTTGCTGAAGCTGCAAATCCTGCTGATGCAGCAAAAGTTGCTGAAGCTGCTACAATTCCAGTTAGATTTGAACCATCACCATAATATTCAGTTGCTGATACATTTCCGCTAAATGTTGCATTAGCACCTGAAATATTTCCTGCTGAAACTGTACCTGTAAATGTTGCAGAAGAACCAGTAAGTGCACCTGAAACACTAACTGTTGAATTAAATGTTGCGGCTCCTTCAACAACAGCAGTTCCACCAATTGAAGTATCTGAACTAAAGTCTGCTGTTGTTCCTTTAAACGTACCACCAATAAATTCAGATGCACGAATAGTTGGAACTGAAACACTTGTACTAACTGCAGTAGCACTTACAATCTGTCCTACTTCATTAATTTCAAGAGTTGTTAATGGACCATATGTACCAGATACAACTCCAGTAGTATTAAGAGCAATAGTAGGATTACCTTCAGTACCATCCCCATTAGTAATCGAAACACCCGTACCGCCTGTAATCGTTCTACCATATACATTACCTGCACTTACAGCTACAATGCCTGTAGCACCTGTTAGGTCTGCTACTGCATTAAGCGTTGAAGCATTAGCTGTAAGAGTTACTCCACTTAGTTGAAATGTTCCATCAATATTTACTGCACTTTGACTAAGTTGTAAAGGTGAGTTATTACCCTGACCATCTTGTACAGTTTGTACTGAACCAGTTAATCCAGTATTGCTACTTCCAACTTGTAAAAGTTGTTTATAAGTATTAGCAATTTTTGTTCCAGTAAGTGTAGCCATTATATACTATTCCAATAGTTGTCAGTTTCTTCCCAAAGAGATAAAGCAGCTTCCCAATCTAGATGACGTTCAGCATTAAGTTCTGGACGTGGATTACGTATTGCTGGATTATCTCTTACATCAGGCGTTTTATTTTGTGGATGGTTCTTTAAGTCATAAGCACCATCGTAGTCTGTTGGGCAAACTAGCATTCCGTAGCTGTTCATTTTTAGTACCCTGTGAGGATACCGAAAACCGCACGTATCGCATATTGCTAATGCTCTTTTAGTGCTTGCCATAATTCTTAAACTCTATTTAAATTTGGTACTATACGTAAGCTTGCTCTTTCTTTATCTTCATCCATTGCACGTGCTAGACGTTCTTCATATTCAGCTTTAAGAAACTGAATACGCCCACCTTCTATACCGGGACGTTTCATTGACATAAAGTAAGATAGTCCTGCAGTAAGGCATGGATAAAAACGTCTAGAAATATCTGCAGTCTGTACAGCAGATTTGTTTACATCTTGAGTATACCGCACTTGTTCAATTTTTAAAAGGTCTGTTGTATTCTCTGGAATAGGCCAGAGATACATTGTTGGATTATCTCTATCACGCCGTACAGCATATTGTGATGGACGACCTGTCTGACCTTTACGTGGAATCTTGAGATATTCTTCCATTGTAATACGTTCTAATTGAAGATCAGTATCGTCACGATTAAGAACAACTTCAAGAACGTCTACGGTGCTAGAAGCTAGAGCATAAGCTGTTACACTTGTAGATACAGAAACTGTAGTTGTATTAGCAGTCCAAAGCAGTACACCACGATTCTGCCAATCTTGTAGCAATAGATTAATTGAACGTCGAGCAGATTTAGGATCATGTCCTAGTGTCTGTTCACCGCCAATCATCTCCATTGCTTCTTGAATAACTTCGTCAATATCCATTGAGAAGTTATATGTACCTGAAGTAGTCATTATTTTTTAAACCTTTCATAAGCATAAGCAAGAAATCCTGCCATAATACCTGTAGCTAATGCTTCATAAAAAAAGTCACCAAAGTGTGTTGGATGTACAATATAATCACTTATTGATGTAAATAAACCAACTATCCATGCTACTATAAAAGGAGACATATTTTTATTAAACTTTACTAAAAATAAACTTGTTGCTATTCCTGTTATTGACGCTGTTTTAGAAGCAACAAAAGCATGTTTCAAAGATAAAGATAAAAAATCACCCTGCACCATCATAGTACAACAAGATACAAAAGCTTGAATCCATGCTTCTGAGAATTTATTTAAAAACTTTTTCAACTTACACACTATCTTTTCTTTGTTTTCCGTTTTATCTTTTTAGTTTTTATCTTTCTTTTCTTATAAGGTGGTTTAGTAACTTGTTGTGTTATATTAGAACGACCTATAGCCATTAACACCTCCACCGCTTACGTGCTTGACGCAAACGGCTATTAGGATTTTTAGCAGCTTTAGGAAACTTTTTCATTTGCCCTGCTGATCGTGCACAATATGACTTACGTCGTGCTGCACGTGCTTTAGAAGGTTTCTTTTCAGTTACGGCTGTTTTAAGCTTAGAACCGGGATTCTGCCTACGATATTTAGCAACACCCTTCTTGGTCATTCCTGCACCAGCTTTAGTGGGACGCTTGTCACCACTCTTAATGCTCATGCCTTTCATGCCTTTGCCTTTACGTTTACGTACAGCCATTATGTAACCCTTCTATATCGTCTTACTTTTTTAGCAATCTTCTTTGGTTGTTTAGCTACTTGCTTACCCTTCTTAGTTGCTTTACGTTTAGCTTTTGTTGTAGCAGCATATTCTTTAGCACTAAGACGTTTAATAGCTTTCTCTGGTAAGTATCTTTCACCAGTAGCCTTTGGACCTTGCGTAGATGGCTTACCTGATTTAGTACGCCATTTCTGCTTAGTCCAAGATTTAAGACTACGTTGTGGTTTTTTCAAAGCCACTTTATTTTCCTACAAGAGCCTTGATCTTTGCAATAATACGTTTTACTGTGTGTACAGGACACATTTTACAATTACATTCCATTATTATCTATAACCTCCGCCTTTGGCTTTATATTGTTTTGCAAGCATTTGTGCTTTACGTGCTGACCATTGCCCCGGTCTACCGCCTTTACCACCAGCCTTAATACTTTCAAAAAGTCTTTTACGCATTGTAGGCTTAGTGTAGTTACCAGCCTGATTGACTTTTGATTTAGGCTTTGCGGTAGTTTTTCTTGACTTTGTTGTTCGACGTTTTACGGCCATTTGCCTTTCTCCTACCAGCTTTTTGAAGTGCGATAGCTACTGCTTGTTTCTGTGGTTTACCAGCTTTCATTTCTCTACGAATGTTTTCACTGATAGTTTTTTTACTTTTACCTTTTTTAAGAGGCATTAATAAAGCCTATTATGTGAACATTTATAAGTCTTCTTTTTGCTTTTAGAAGAAGAAACTTTACCACCCTTCTTCATACGCTTTCCTACATTAGAAGCTTGAGCCTGTCCTACGTTAGAAGCTTGTGCAACTTGTTGACTAGGAGTACGTCTTTTCTTTCTTTGAGATTCTTTATACATAACACCGGGAAGCAAACCAACAAGAAAACCACGATCTTCTTTATCCATTCTCCCGCCAATAGCAGGAATAGCCCCCATAAAATCTGTAACTTTTAAACCCATTATAAAACTCCTATTTATCTAGCATTCTTTACCATTGATGCACCAAAATACATTCCAATAATAGCAGAAAGTAGATGCGTATCCAAGGGTGTTAAAACTAATCCTTTAAGTGATTGCCAAGTAACAGTCTCAGTTCCTTCTGTTATAAATAGAAAACCGGGATTCCATTGTGTGTATCCAACTGTTACTGGTACGTCAGGCCAAAATACTGCAACAACTTTAGGCCAAACAATAATTGCAGATACGGCAGCTAATGCAATAATACGTCGTGTAATTTGAAAACCTTTATTCTCATAACGACGTGCTTCATTAGTAGCTTTAGATTGTGCAGCTAGTCCTTCTATTGCTCTATCAAAAGCAGCTTGTTTAGCTTTTTGGTTTTGACTCCAAATAGTCATTACTCCAGATAATAATCCAGAGCCAAGCATTGTTATAAGTTCTAAAGGTATTCCACCCATAATTTAGTAAAGCCGATTATGTGAACAATTATACTTACCAGTTTTACCGCCCTTTTTCATTTTCTTCATATAACCGCCACCCATTTTTTTCATATAGCCGCCAGCTTTTTTATAGCCCATTTTATTTCGAACTTTAGTAGGTAGCTTACCTAGAGAATTCATTTTATCTGCAGGAACATCTTTCATTAATATCTCCTATTATTAATTAGAATTAGGTACAAGATTATCGTCTGCACCTGCAGGACTTGCTGGTGCTTGCATATCATCTCTTCTTGTACGTCGTGCTTGATTACGCTGTAGATCAAGAACTTGATTGTATTGCTGTTGATATAGTCCAGCAGTTTGATAATCTTTTTGAAACATTGAAGCTTCAACCATACAAGCATTAAACAGAAGATCATAACAAAAATCTGTAAAGTAGTTTGTGTTGGTTGCTGAAGTTAGTGTAGTAGGTCTGGAAATGTAAACAACCTCTCCTGCATAGGTAGAGGCTGGTGTAGGAGCAACTACTACTGTTGATCCGTTACGTTGACCATAGTAACGTGGTTCTGATGTTGAAGCACTTACAGGCCAATAATCGTTAATAAATTCGTCAGTTCTCATAAGAAGATTAATCTTGGAACTGTTACTTACAATGTTAAAGTTTTTAACAATGCGTGTGCCTGTAGGAAGTGTAATTTTATTATTACCACTTGATACAGCTACTGAAGTATAGGTAACTAAACCATAGTCATCTAGGTCTTTGACAAGTCTTTCTTCTGCTCTATTCACCATATTTGGAATAAAGTTAAGAAACTCGGTGCTATCATTTTCAGTAGCAGCGATTAGTTCGTTGACCAGATAAGTATAGTTAGCCATAGAATACAGCCACCGTAGCAGCAGATGTAGGTGCAGAAACTTTTACTGTTCCGTTCATATCCATTCCTAGATCAGTAAGATAAATTTCTGAAGCATCATTTGCAGTTGTTAGAGTAAATTTAATATTATTACCCTTAATGTTTCCATATGCATCTGTTGAAGTGCCGGTGATAAGGAAAGTACCTACACCAGTAGCAAATAGAGAACGAATGCGTGTATCGGAAACTGTTACACTTGAGGTAACATCTAGAACTACACCGCTGCCTACAACATATCCTTCGCGAAGAGTTGTTGTCATTTTAGCCTCTTTTCGGATTAGTATTAATACTTGTTGTATTATAACACTAGATTAAAAAATAAAAAAGGCAAAGGAGTGTAAAAAGAATTTCTTCTCTCTACACCCCCATGCCTTAGTCTAGTTCAACAGATTCTTAGGAGGAACCTGAAGCACCGTAGAAGCCACGCCAATCGGACCAGCCAAAGCTGTACCGTTCACGTGCCTTGAACCGGAGATTGCCAGTGTCAAAATCTGGTTCCATCTTTGTTGCAAGAGGTGCACGAACAAACATCTTTGTACCATTAGGAACATCAGTCTTAATGTACCAAGCGTTTGTATCGGTGAACCGACGATTAACAAAGAAACCACCGGGAACAAGACCCTGATTACGGATTGAATTGATCTTGTTCTGGTTGGTTGCGCCGATGGAAGTGTCATTGGGGTTTACACCAATAACAGTTGTCATCTGGCTGTTTAGAATCTGGTCTGCAGTAAATGCTAGATCAGATGGAACGTGTAGTGACTCGGCCTGTGCACCGATTAGAATGCCACGATCATCTTTAGTCTTTGAGATTGTAATAAGTGCAGTCTCAAGTGAAGCTTCTGATAGATCGGTAGCACCTAGAGTGTTGGACTGATTACCATCACCAACAGTTGGGTGTGCGGCTGAGAATAGTGCAACACCGTCACCACCAAGATAAGCAGCACTGAAGCCGTTATTGAAAACGTCTGCAGCTTTTACCTGCTTGGTGTTTGCCATTGCACGGGCTAGACCACGTGCACGTAGCTTGGCAAAGGTGTCATAGAGGTTATCTTCCATAGCTTCTTCAGTGACTGCGAAAGCAAGGGCAACTGTCTCGTGTGTGTACCGAGCAGTATATCCTTCCTGTGCGTCGTCATACTGAACTGCAGCACCTTCACCCTTTACAGGTGCAGTGCCGAAGCCGGTGAATAGAACTTCTTCTTCAAATGCACGATCTGACTGTTCAACTTCGTAAAGTGGTTCATGTTCATTATCCACTTCACCGTATTCTATGCCAAAAATAGCATTTAGACCGGGAAGAAGTTCTTTTGCAATACTAGAGCGATTAATAGCCATTGTTATTTACTCCCTTCTTCCGCTTAGTTTACAGATGAATCAGCAGAAATGTAAGCATCGACATGTTTGACGATACGAACTTCTAGCTTTGGAAAAGCACGTTCTGCTGCTACATCAATGTCATTGCCCGGTTCATTAACAACTGCGATAGGACGAAGCATGGCATTACCTGTGGTACGTGAACTTGCGTCAATACCAAAACCTGAACGGCCTGTAACAGTTGAACCTGAACCTAGAGTAACATTGAAGTTTTGTGAATTAATGTCACCAATAGATACTGAAGCGTCAGCTTGAATAACAAAGGTGGCAGATGGATTATCCATAACATAAGCAACTGCTTCTGTTACTGAAGTTCCTGAAGGCCAATAAGCAGACCATTTTGGTTCGCCATTGGCAACATAATTACAACCCATGAAAACACCTAGTGCTTTCTCAGTTGTGGTTGTTAGGACGTTTACGTACCCATCAGCATTTACAACAATATCACCAGTAAAAATGTTTGCAGCATAGCCGCTTGCAAGACGGTATTCATTCATACCGCTGCTATTTGGTGAACCACCGCGAATGCGGGAAGGACGTAGACCGTCAAGTGCTTTTGTAGTAGACATATTACACTTTCCTTTCTATGTTCTATACATTGACATGTACACTCATCGGTCCACAGTATTCAATCTTAGTCTTGAAACTTAGCTTGTTTACCGCGACTAACTTGTGTACGACTTTGATTAGAGATAGGCATCTGAGAATTGTTTTCGCGCATTAACTGTGCATTAACGGCATCAACCATTTCTCGGCTGCGGTTCTCATAAAATTCTTGACGAGATTCAGCAAGTTCTTTAGGCATCTTTGCTAAAGCCAAGTCTCCACGACAGACTGCACCTGCATATCGTCCACCCTCTCTCACGTCAGAGGAATGTAGCATTTCTGGAACTTCATCTGCCTGTACAAATTCCCATCCTTCAGAAGTACGCTTACCTACATTCTGGTAATCTTCTTGATTACGTAGAGTAATGCGTATCCACCTTAGTACCATGCCTTCACCACCAAAGCGGTGCATAACAGATTCAGGAATATCTAGCCAATTAGGCTCTTCGAATGTTGTACGACGTTGTTTAGTTTCTCTAGTATCGCTACTACGTGATTCATTTCGTGTTGTCATT